TTTTTGGTCGGCACGAGAGGATTTGAACCTCCGACCCCCGACACCCCATGTCACTGCGATAAAACCGACCTAACCCCTGTAAACTCTGGTGTAGTGATAACTTTGACTGTACATGCAAACAGTGCATTTTTTGCAAAATTAGCTTTATATACATCAATCAGTTACAGGTAGGTTTTTCCCCATCTTTTGACTGAAATTTTTGACTATTAACTTTGAGGGGTGTGAATAAATCACTTTTACCCACAGGCTTATGCACAAAGTATTGTTCCGTTTGAATGCGGCCATGAATAAAGTGGCTAGATAAGCATTGTCAATACTTGACAAGCAAAAATACTTAGTTTTCTGATGGAAAAAGAAAGATCCGTACTGTAGTCTTACGGGACAAACGAAGATTGCACTTTTCAAAGCAACCGCTAAACCGACATTTAAGGAAAGTTTGATGCCTAAGGCTGTTCCAAAATCCTTAGAGATTTCAGTACAACTCATTGACCATCTACGTCTCAGAACGCAACTGGATGATTTCAGTTTCCGTAGATGCCTGCGTGAGATTGAAAAGCTGAATGATCGCTACTCTGAGGATTATCTTAAGGCGTTGGCTTATGCAGCTTACGGACGAAAAGACGAAGCTGTTCAGTTTTTTGAAGAATCCTTAAAATTTGGCATAGATACTTACGCTTTGAACTATGCTGTATATCTTGAGGATTATGGTCTTCATCGTGAACTTCATGAGCTTGTTAACCGTTTGATAACTCAGTATGGATGCAAAACCATGCTAAGATTCGGGTGGGAAACAAACTTATTCACGGGCAATATTGATGCAGCTTTGTCTTATGCTGAGCGTTTCATTACGTCAGAAGAAGGAAAGGAAGCTGAAGAAATGCGAGATGATGCTGAAGGTATTGTACACGATACCAAAAGGTTTAAAGAATTCGCTGGGCTAACTGATGAAGAATACAGAAGAATGGCACAGCGAGTTGTTGATGTTGCTGACAATTATTCTGTTCGACCTTCTGCGATAGAGTTTGTATTCGTTCCTGAGGAGCAATCAGCTTCGTACGTAATGAAAGTCAAAACTCAAGATGTCGAAACTCTCTCTGATATGAATATCGACATTGCATTTTCACTTGCTGATGATGAGTCTCTTGCTGGAAAGAAATTGGGTGTTTGGTATCAATGCGATAGTGAGGAAGGAATCGATGCCAGTAACTAGTTCTGATTTCATCGACTTAGCAAAATTTTGTGCCTCTCGAAAAGATGAGATAGGTTACAGGAATGCGGTCGCTAGAGCCTACTACGGGGCCTATCATCATGTGCTTCCTTATTTGAAGTATGGCCCAAAAGATAATCACCAAGGGTTGATTGATTATCTGGTATCAATGGCATGGCGTGATGATGCAGAAGCATACCCTAAAAATACGCTTATCGGTTTAGGAAATGCTTTACAGTCGTTGAAAGATCAGAGGATCATTAGTGACTACAAGTTAGATGCAACCATTACCGAGCGTGACTCCGCAGTAGCAATCAGGACTGCTGAAAAATTATTAGTCCGCTGTAGTGAAATGTCTAAATCGAAAGCTTCTTAAGATTAGGGACCATACGGTCCCTTTTTTCATTTAGCAATTTTGTGAATTATTTCTGCGTGAGGTACAAAAACCCATTCGAGATGATTTTCGGTATAAATTCTCGTTGATTTTGCATCGCTATGAGCCATTCTAGCTTGTGGATCTATCCCTTGTTTTTTAAACAAATGTGCAGCTAGCGCTCTGATCTCATGAAATGTAGGTCTTTCTTTAATCGGTAAGTCTGACGCAACGCCTATCCGGTCCCGCAGCTCTGAAAATGCCCTACTCAAATAATCAGGGGCCACTTGTGTTGGGTGGTTAACTTCCTTGCTTATAGGATTGCTTCTCTTTTCCAGAATCCGGTGTACAACATAAGGACTGGCCACGTTGTCTCTGCTGTTGTCGATGATCTCTTTCAGGGCCCTGCCGATCGGAATAGCAACGTGTGAGGCCTCTTTGTGCTGAACTTTTTGCCGGTGAATGTAAAGCGTTCCGAATATGCCAGCCTCTTCCTGATCGAACCATACACATCCGCAAACCCCTTCTTTAGGTTCCTTGATCGAGTACCGGATCCGGGAAACTTCCAGGCGCGCTTGCGTAGTTTGTATTGCAAGGTCCATTGCAGTCTTCAGCCAAGGTTCAGCAGCTGCATGTATGGCCAGGAACTGTTCCAAAGTTAGTCGCCGGCGGACCTTTTTATCGACACGCCGCATTTTTTTCCGTGTTGCAGGGTTATCCATCATTAGCGATTCATCCACAGCATAAGAGAATAGCTTTTTCAGGAAGCTAACTTTACGGTTCTGAACATTTGCCGACGATTCAGAATGGTAATTTCGTATGTAGGCATTTACGTGCTCAAGCTCAATGTCGCATGCTGGTATGTTATTAAAAAATTCTTTAACCCTGATGGCATCATTATTCCAATCGTCAAGTGTACTTTTAGACGGCTGCTCATCTTTGATCGCTCTCTCCATTATGCGATCAACATGCTCAGAAAACGGGTTGGCTTCACCATTAAGCCCTCCCGATTCCCGAATTAATGAATCTATCGAAGGTGTATTTTCAGGGCGCATCCTCAGGTTATATTCTCGGGCAATGGCGATAGCCATTACTCTATCTGAACCGAGAGTTTTCTTTTTCCCAGTTATAAGCGTTAACTTATACACGCCACGATCTTTATCAAAAAAAAGATAATCAGGAAGGTGGCGGTATTCTTTTTTTCGTGGCCTTGCTGCCATGGTCAACCCTCAATTATTAACTGACGTACCGCCTGATTAACAATTGAGTCAACTCCCCATTTTTCGGTTTCATAGACAAAAACTGAACCATCTACAATCCTTCCCATGAGTAATCCGTTTTCGACCCAACGTTTAATTGTACGGTTGTCAGGAATGGAGTCTTTGGTAAATTCGCGTTTACTCCAGAGACTCGCTTTCATTAGCTTTGCCATGGTTTCCTTCTCCATAAAGCCCGGCTGCACCCGGGCTGAGTGGTTTACTCGTTGGTGCTGGTGGCCGGGGTCAGTCCCTGCCGGTCTGATGATAAATATTTTGCCTCTATGCTAATCATTCTTCACCGCCTTCAATCGGCTTAATGCTGCTCAGAATAAGACGGCGTGATGTCATCGGTGCACCGCTGCGGCGGCCATCTTCTTTCCGGTAGGTTTCAGTGCGACCAACACACCAGGTCGTTGGAGTCTCGCGCAACTGCACGGTTTTCTCGCCATCTTTGGTGATGATGGTTCCGGTATGGGTTTTTATTTTCTGGTTTATTGCCATTGTCGATCACCCCTTACGCTGCTTTATCATGAGCTCTAAAACTTCCTGGCAACTGGCGCATGTTTTGCAGCCAGGCATTGCAACCCGGCGCGCCTCAGGAATGTCCTGTTCGCATTCAGGACAGTGCTCTGCAGAGACTGCATTCTGATCAATACGGTATTTTTGTATGGCCAGCTGCAGGCGGTGCTCTACCAGCTCGTTTGCCTTATCGATGATGTCTGAACTCATACGGCACGCTCTTGGCAAAGTAACGCATCGTGCAGCGCCATAGCACCCGCTTCACGCAGTGCAGCATCTTCATAACTGATGCCGTTCGAATCCATGATGCAGTCCCTATCGAGGCACTCCGAACAATCGTTGAGGGCAGATTTGATAGCGTGGGCACGCACTTCATCCAGTACAGCGTCGGTCACATTGCCTGAATGGTCTGGGTCGATGAACTCGATAAGGACTTCATTTCCTCTCTGAAGAAGTTCTTCATCAGATGCATAGGGGAGTTCATCAGCAGTATTAAGGTGCCCATGATTATACCCAACTGAATAAACCTGCCCGGCAGCCCATCGCACCGCCTGAACTTCCGCAGCCAGCGCAGCTACCTGCTTCTCAGCGTTTGACAGTTGAAGGAGAAGTTCTTCAACTAACGTCACACGCATCACTACCTTCTGGCAGTCGTTGCGTTTAGCTCTGGCGATTGTGCCGCGCAGAGTCGCATATTTGTTGGTGGTCATTGGACGGACTCCTGACGAAGATGGTTAATTTCTGCGTCAAGGCTCATTCGCTGGTCCATCGATTCCGTCAAGGCGGCAAATGTAACGTCCAGGCGAGTGGCTACCTCACGCATCAGAGAGGCTTCTGCTGGTGGCAGTTTCCCCGCCGCAGCATGGGCTGCGGCTACCAGTTCTTTTATCTTCATGCGAGGCATGCGCGTGATTCCGTAAGCTCATTGAAACGGTTAATGAACAAGCCATATGCCTGGCCTGGGCGAAGAGGAACGATCTGGATAATGTCGCTGGCCGGAATACCTTCGAGGCAAGGCCAGAGTGAGCCGTCGTCGATATCCAGATCGCGGCGTTCAGTGGCAAGCATCACCAGATCGGCATATTTCACTACCGCTGACATATCAGTGGTGATGCTGAATTTGGCCCGGATCAGCTGTTCTACCTGCTCTTCAATGCGACGGTAATCTGGAAGCAACGCTTTCAGGGGGGCAGGGATGTCCTGGCAATATGCTTCTGCTGCGTCATGCATCAGGGCTTCAAAGGCGAACTCTGGCGGCACGAGTTGGCTGCACAGCACAGAGTGCTGGGCCACGCTGTAAAATTCCGGCAGATGACCAGTGAAGCGGCAGATGTGGGAAAGCGCGGTCGCGATATCCTCGATCTCCACATCGTCAGCAGTTGAATTGAGGTAATCGAATTTCTTACCTGAAAGTGTCTGGATATAACTCATCGTATTTTCTTCTCCATATTTGGCAGCTGCACCTGCGCCAGTTTTGGGTTGTACGAATCCCTCGCCATTGGCGATTAATAAAGGGAATTACGCTTCAATAAATCCCCGCGGCGCCGGGGATTTAATGCAGAGAAATTACGCTTTAAAGTCACCGATAAAGGTTTCAACCGGCTTGTCGGTGAACTTCTCGATCAGCAGGTCACGGAACTCGTTGGCGATAGCTTCTTCCTGGGCTTCCAGTTGAACGATGCGGAGTACAAACACCGGTTCACCGCTTTTAAGCAGGCTGTTACGCAGACTAAAGCGGCGTTCGCCCAGGCCTTCATATGGCACGCATTTGAACTCGAAGGCGACAGGCATCACGTCTTTACTGCTGGCTTCAACGCTCTGCATCAGGGACTTTCTGCCGCCAAAATCTTCGTCTTCATGAGCTGCTTCCGAGACTTGTTTGATATTGACGCGACGAACGGCACCAGCTGCCTGCGCGATGGACAACACATTCCCGTCGGCATCAAATGCGCTCAGGAAGTCGGCCCAGTCCTCCAGCCATTCAGCAATTTCCTTCTGGCTCAGTCGATCGCCATTTACCTGAAGCAGGGCTCGGAATGGCGCTGTCTTTTTGAGGGTGATAGATGCGACGTTATCAGCATGGCCAGGGTTAGCCAGAGTACCGATATTGAACACGGAGCGTGCGGTCATGTTGTCAGCATCGATAAAGCATCGCGCTGGTTCAGCTTCGTTGGCGTAGCCTGCTGCGTAACGCACAAAGTCAGGAATGCTGGTTGTGGTCATGGCACCGCGGAAACGAAAACGCTCCAGATCGAAACGCTCAAGGCTCTCTACGTTTACGCCATCAGGGAGCAGGGCAGTAGGGCATGCCGTTTCTTTAACTGCAGTAAGGTGATAACCAGAAAGAACAAGGTCTTTCACCTGCTGCAGGGCATTGCCGTCTAAAATCTGGGACATAAAATTTCCTTAATATGTGGTCAAAGGGATGTCAGTGATTTGTCTGCTGCGGATCACTGTGCCGCTTTAAGCTTTCCGTCAACGCCGCCGTTGATCCCGAACAGCTGCCCCTGATCTTCCTGCAGGATGGTCAGCTTGCCGCCTTTGTTAACCCACATTGGTGTTTCGGTGGTGTCTTCTTCGGAGGCTTTACCGCGCGGCGTTGGGGTGACGTAGTTCAACTTGTGCTTAATCTTGACGCGCTTCTCTTCGACGGAGTTACCCATACGCTCAATATCAAAGGTGAGGACTACTTTGCCTTTGGTACCGTTGTTCAGAACGCCAAGCGCGGTAGTGTTCAAAGCCGCCGCGATCTTGTTCATGAACACGCCGGCATCCAGTTCGCCCAGGAAATCGGGCACTACAGTCATGCGGTCATTACTCATGGTTTAACCCTCTGTGAGGCGGCTGCCACCGCCAGTGGAACTTCTCCATACACAACAGAAAAGGGCACCTGCGCTTCGGCTATGGGTAGGAGGACCATTTCCATAGCGCCCGGGTGGATTGGGGAATGAGCCCGTCGCCCGGTGATGCCCTTGTCTCTTGTTTAAAAAAGGTGCCCACCGATGTGATGGGCAAAGACTACACACAGCAATGATTTTGTTGTGGCGGTGGTGCCTCCACCTGCCGGACCGGCCAGAACCGGCGACGCTACACCACAAGAAACGTATTCATTTCAAAAGTTGAAATAAAAACTTGTTGGCCTCGTCACGTGCGCAGAGCCGCATTACCACAACGGTGAGAGCACTGTTTACCTGCTTTACCGCGTCGCGTCTCACGCAGTCCGATAATCAGCAATGCTCTCGCCTGTTGTGCCCTTAAAAAGCTGGCTGTCACCCTCAAGGGGAAAGTGAGCAGCCAGAACAGGGATCACTTCTTATTGCTTTGGCCTGCTTTTAACCACATCAGGCGCGGTGGTTCTGCTTAACAACCGCAAAAGTAATAATGGGTACCAATCGCGTGATTTAAATGTACCTTTAGTTACTTTTTCGGTCAAGCGAGGAATGTACTTTTTGTTACCGTTGGGGATAAAAAAATGCCAGATGAGCATCCGGCGTTAGAAATGAATAACTTAAATATTCTGGGTTATCTGAACAACTTTACCAACAATCCGGCAATTGCCATCTATCGGTATAGGTTTGAAGGCAGGATTAAGCGGCATCAGATACGCGAAAGGGCTATCCCAGACGAGTTTTTTCACTGTTGCTTCAGCAGAGCCATCAAGTATCGCCACGACTATTTTTCCGTATAGGTCATCAAGTTGGCCATAGTGTGGTTCAACTATTACGATCGACCCTTCGGGAATGGATGGTAGACCATGTGGGTTAGTCATCGATTCCCCACGAACAACCAAGCCGAATACTTCATCAGAAACGTTTGCAGTGGTTTGCGTCCATGAAATCACATCAGAAAGCCTTGAGCATGCGTAAGTTTCAGTCCACGTCCCTGCCTGGACAGCAGAGATAATTGGAACTGCCTTAGGGGGCTTGAGAAAGGGGATCACTTTGGTGTCATCCTGCGCTTCATCTCCTTTCCCGTAGAGAATCCATTCAGGCGTGGTTTGCAACGCCATCGCCAGCTGATGGAGGTTCTCACCATCAGGCTTCGTTGTACCGCTCTCCCATTTAGTAACGGACACGCGGCTAACACCTAGGCGTTTAGCTAGGGTCTGCTGCGTTATATCGAGCTGGACTCGACGGGATCTTATTCGGTCTTTCATCTCTGTTTTCATGTAACCAATGTTACATTGATTCCTTGTAACTGTTGTTTGCTATTTAATGTACCTTTTGTTACCTTTAAGGCATGAGGTAACTAGGAGGAACCATGCGTAAATCACAAGTTATTGAGCACTTTGGCGGTGTATCAAAAACCGCCAGTGTTCTTGGGATCTCCCACCCGGCTGTTTGCCGATGGGGAGAGGTTATTCCTCAGAAACAAGCGTTCGTTATCGAACGAATTACTGAAGGCAAGCTTAAGTACGACGCCAGCCTTTATCAGAAGCCTACAGATTAGGCATCTGGGAAGAAACCACAGATATAAGGGGTTAGCCGTGGGTATAGAACCTGAATGGAAAGTAGATAAGCAGCCAGCCTGGCTGGTGGCCGCAATCAAAAAAACGATCACCGAACTGCCTGGCGGATATTCAGAAGCTGCTGAGTGGTTGGGTGTGACCGAGAACGCGCTGTTTAACCGGCTGCGTACCGACGGTGATCAGATCTTCCCGCTCGGTTGGGCGATGGTGCTTCAGCGTGCTGGTGGTTCAAACCACATAGCGAACGCTATTGCTCGTCACTCGAACGGTGTTTTTGTGCCATTGGCTGATGTTGAAGAGATTGAGAACGGCGATATCAACCAGCGTCTCATGGAGTCAGTTGAGTGGATCGGCAGGCATTCGCAATACGTTCGTAAAGCTACCGCTGACGGAGTTATTGATGCTCAGGAACGCGCCCAGATTGAAGAGAACAGCTATCAAGTGATGGCGAAGTGGCAGGAACATTTGACGCTGCTTTTCCGTGTGTTTTGTGCGCCGGAAAAAGGTGACGCCCGCGAGTGTGCAGCTCCGGGCGTCGTGGCAGACAAATCTTGTATGGAGAAGTAATCCGCATGACCAGTTTAACGGCTTTTAACCGTTTGCCGCAACTCAGGATGATCCCGGTACCGGGCGCTCCGTTGTTTCGGTATGAACGCAGAATAGCAAACCGCTGGGTGCCATGTAACCACAGTCGGGCGGTCGCAATTGTGGGGGTTTACTACAGGAAGGCGAAACGCTTATGCGCGAAGTTAACCGAAGGTTCAAAGACCACAGAGGGATCCCCGTTAGGGTTATCCGGTGGGAGCCAGAGACTCAACGAGTTATCTACCTGCGGGATGGTTATAACCACGAATGTTTCAGCCCGCTCGAACAATTCAAGCGCAAGTTTACAGAGTTAAAGGACGACCATGAGCACTAAATTAACGGGTTACGTTTGGGACGCTTGTGCCGCTTCTGGCATGAAGCTGTCCAGCGTTGCCATCATGGCGCGTCTGGCAGACTTCAGCAGTGATGAAGGGGTTAGCTGGCCTTCCATCGCTACCATCGCGCGCCAGATTGGTGCCGGTGAGAGCACTGTTCGCACAGCCATATCTCAACTGGAAAAAGACGGGTGGTTAACCCGCCAGCAGCGCCGTAAAGGCAACCGCAATGCATCAAACGTTTACCATCTCAATGTTGCGAAATTACAGGCTGCTGCCTTTTCTCACCTGTCAGATTCTGACGCATCAAAATCTGATGCATCAAAAACCGACGCGTCAAAATCTGAGGCATCAAAAAACGATGAAAAAGGCGGTTTTCACCCGTCAGAATCTGGGGGGGATCCGTCAGTAAATACAACTACTGATCCATCAGATAAAAAACATTCTTGTCCCGTTGCTGCGCAACCCGACCCTGTGGTGGTTATCACCGATCAGGCGAAGCAGGTTTTATCACATCTGAACAAGACCACCGGATCACGGTATCAGGTCTGCAAATCGTCCTTGGAAAACATCCGGGCTCGCCTAGCTGACGGGTTTACGCCCGATGAGCTGCTGTTGGTGGTGGATTACAGCGTCGAGAAGTGGGGCGAGGATCTGAAAATGGCCGAATATCTGCGCCCAACAACGTTGTTTCTGCCATCAAAATTCCCAGGTTACCTGCAATCCGCAAATAAGTGGGACGCAGCAGGACGTCCAGAACGACAGTACTGGGGCTCAATCCGTAAGCATGATCCGATGAAATTTGGTGGACCAGATAAAGCCATTCCAGCTGGCTTCAGGGGAGCGAAATGATGAGCATGAATGCTGATAGCAAATATTGCCGCGCGCTGGCTCAACTGCGCTCTAAACCAACCCACGAGTTGAAAGAGGTCGGCGATCAATGGCGCACTCCGGATCTGTTGTTTTGGGGGATTAATGCGATGTTCGGTCCTCTGGTGTTGGACCTTTTTGCCGACGACAGCAACGCGAAGTGTCCTGCATGGTATACCGCAGAAGATAACGCGCTTACTCAGGATTGGTCTGAGCGTCTGGCAGAGCTCGGTGGCGCCGCGTTTGCTAACCCTCCATACAGCCGATCGCAGTACCATCAAAAGCAGGCGGTTACGGGGATGACCCACATCATTAATCATGCTATGGCAATGCGAGAAAAGGGTGGTCGGTACGTTTTTCTCATTAAGTCTGCGACGAGTGAGACGTGGTGGCCTGAAGAGGCAGATCACTTCACATTTATCCGTGGCCGCATTGGTTTCGATCTTCCTGAATGGTTCGTTCCCCTGGATGCAAAGCAGCAGCCTACCAGCGCGTTCTTTGCTGGTGCAATTGTGGTGTTCGACAAGGCTTGGCGCGGTGAGCGCTTCAGTTACATCAATCGCACCGAGTTGGAAGAAAAAGGGCGCGCCGCGATGGCACTGGCAAACTTTGCCGCGGCAAAATTTTCTCTACCTGCAACATCGAAAGAAGCCACACCTGCCCCTGTAGATCAGCCTGAGGAAGAATCGCGTATCTGGCCGCTTGAAGTCGGTCTGGTATTTAGTCAGGTAGAGGGCGCGGATTCTCTGGCGCTGGGACAGCAAAACAAGTTGAAGGCAAATATCAATCAGCTCTGGCTTGAGCGGATGTCCACCACCGAAATCATCACAATCGCTGGTGGTTTGGTTAGCAGTATGCAGGGGGCCGCCAATGCGTGAGATCATCGTTGATAACTTTGCTGGCGGCGGCGGCGCAAGTACCGGCATTGAACTGGCGATCGGGCGTAGCGTCGATATCGCTATTAACCACGACGAAAACGCTATTGCGATGCATAAGACGAATCACCCGGACACGCTGCATTATTGCGAGTCGGTGTTTGATGTTGACCCAATCGCAGCCACCAGCGGTAAACCTGTCGGCCTGGCCTGGTTTAGCCCTGACTGCCGCCATTTTTCCAAAGCAAAGGGCGCTAAGCCAGTTAAGAAAGAGATTCGCGGGCTGGCGTGGATTGTCCTGCGCTGGGCGCTGGCGGTACGTCCCCGCGTCATGATGCTGGAGAACGTCGAAGAATTTAAGACATGGGGCCCGCTGCTGGATGAGGAATTACGCCCGGATCCTGAGCGCGCTGGTGAAACTTTCGAGGCATTTGTCGGCATGCTGTCGACTGGTATCGCGGCGAATCACCCAGCACTGGCTGAGGTTTGTGAATTTCTTGCCATTGAGCCGCACGGCCAGCAGGCGCAACAGCTGATCGCGGGGCTTGGTTATGAGGTTGATTATCGGGAGCTGCGCGCTTGTGACTACGGCGCGCCGACGATTAGAAAGCGTTTCTTCATGGTCATGCGCTGTGACGGCCGCAAGATTCATTGGCCTGAAGCGACTCATGGGGATCCAAAATCACTGGAAGTACAAAGCGGCAAGCTGGCGCCATGGCGTACCGCGGCGGAGTGCATTGACTGGAATATCCCGGCCCGGTCCATCTTCGACCGCAAAAAGCCACTGGCGGAAAATACCCTCAAACGTATCGCGCGCGGCATCCAGCGCTTTGTTATCGAAAGCGCATCACCTTTCATCGTGAAGTGTAATCACACCACGACGAAAGGAGGGTATGACTGTTTCCGCGGGCAATCGTTGTTAGAGCCATTGCAGACCATCACTAAAAAGCATGGCTACGCGCTGGCGGTACCGCATCTTACTAAATTCCGCACCGGGGCCACCGGGCAGCCAGTGACCGAGCCGGTACCAACTGTCACCGCTGGTACTTCGGCTCGCCCGGGCGGTAATGGGCATGCGCTTGGTGTAGTTGAGGCCGCGCTGACACCGTTCCTGGCGGGCAATGGCGGCAGTGAGTACCAGGCAAAGCCGCGCCCGCTGGATAAACCCGCTCATACAATCCTCAAGCAGTCCCGCGCGTGTGTGGTTGCTCCTGTCATCGCCCGCCAGTTTGGTGCCAGTGTTGGGCACAGGGCAGACGAGCCTAGCGCAACGATTACTGCTGGCGGTGGCGGTAAATCGCAGCTGGTAACCCCAACACTGATCCAGATGGGATACGGCGAACGCCCAGGGCAAGAACCGCGTGTTCTTCAACTGAATAACCCGCTCGGCACGGTCACTGCTGGTGGTAATAAGTTTGCGACGGTGAGCGCGTTCCTGGCGAAGCACTATGGTGGGAATTACACGGGGCCGGGTGTTGGTATGGATAAGCCTGCCCACTCAGTCACTACCGTTGATCATCACGCGGTAGTTGCGTCGCACCTGGTGAAGCTGCGCGGAACCTGCCGCGACGGTCAGACCATGGATACACCTATGCCGACGATTACCGCTGGTGGCCAGCACGTTGGCGAGGTCCGGACATTCCTCGAAACCTACTGCGGTGAAAGCGAGGATGAATGGCTGGTGACGATCGAAGGAGTTAAGTACCAGATCGTCGATATCGGAATGCGCATGCTACAACCGCATGAGCTTTATAAGGCGCAGGGCTTCCCTGACGGCTACGTTATCGATCAGGACTATCGGGGCAATCGTTACGCCAAAGACAAGCAGGTAGCGCGCTGCGGTAACGCAGTACCGCCGCCGTTCGCTCATGCGCTGGTAGAGGCAAATCTTCCTGAATTATGTGCAAATCAAAAGGCGGGTGCAGCCGCCTGATATGGAGAAATAGCATGAATCAGTTAACCGCAAAGGGTGTTGTGACAATGTCCAGCCGTGAAATTGCCCGGCTGGTGCAGAGCAAACATGGTGATGTGAAACGCTCAGCTGAGCGCCTTGCATCTGCTGGTCTTTTAACCGCGCCGTTGGCGCACACCCCCTACACACACCCGCAAAACGGGCAAACATACGAGGAGTATTGGTTCAACAAACGTGATTCTCTGGTGATCGTCGCCAGACTATCGCCAGAATTTACCGCCGCTGTTGTCGATCGTTGGCAAGAGCTGGAGAACAGCCAGGCCGTCAGTGTCCCGCAAACATTGCCGGAGGCATTACGTCTCGCCGCGGATCTTGCCGAGCAGAAAGAACAACTCAGCCAGCAGTTAGCCGCTGCCGCGCCGAAAGTTGAGTTTGTCGATCGGTATTGTACTGCCAAAGGCTCAATGTCTTTCCGCCAGGTGGCAAAGCTGTTGCAGGCCAAGGAAACAGATTTCCGCTTGTTCCTCATTGAGAGCGACATCATGTACCGGCTTGGCGGAGTGCTGACACCGCGGCACCAGCACATTGCTGCCGGGCGGTTTGAAGTGAAAACTGGCACTACGAGCGAAACAAACTACGCCTTTAGCCAGGCACGCTTTACACCCAAAGGCATTGAGTGGATCGGCGGCTTGTGGACGGCACACATCGCTAAGGGGCATGCCGCGTGAGAGGACTGTTTACAGCCGAGACTGTTCCGCGCCTGGGGCTTGTGGTTTTAAAGCCGGGTAGCGAACTGATGTCTCTGTTTCAACAGGGGCGTGTGCTGGTGGAGCCTCAGCCAAAAAGCATGGCTGGGCTTCCGTCGGGGCTCGTCCCTGATGCCAGGCAGCCGCTGGCAGAAGATAAGTCCCTCGAGGAATTCTTCACCGACGAGAGAGTTATCCGTGCAGCAGGCGGTTTGTCCGGGTTGGAATCCTGGTTAGAGCGTAACGTGAGGGAATGCCAGTACCCACACACTGATTATCACCACCATGAGCTGGTATCGATGCGACATCCCCCTGGATCAATGATGCTTTGTTGGCATTGCGATAACCAGCTGCGTGAGCAAAACACCGCGGCGCTGGCAGAACTGGCCCGGCGTAATCTCATTAACTGGCTGATCAGTTCTGTCTTGTCTTCGCTTGGCTACAACAACGAGCGTGAACTATCCCTCGGTGAATTGTGCTGGTGGGCTGTTTACTCAGGCATTGCTGATGCAATTACGGAAAGGATGGCCCAGCATGCGCTTCGCTTACCGGATGAGCCGTTTTTATCCGTATATCGAGAAAGTGACATTGTGCCGATGCCCCCGGCAAAAAGCATTTTGCAGAAGAAGGTCAGCCCTGCGGTCACGGCTGCGAAATTAAAGCATGGAGCAAATAAGGAAGTGGCCTATGACCAGCCAAAGGTTCTGGCTCTGCATGCGGATCCTGAATCCCCTGAATCATTTATGTTGCGCCCAAAATACCGCAGGTGGGTGAATGAGGACTATACCCGATGGGTTAAAACCCAGCCCTGTGAAGGTTGCCGGCGGCCAGCGGATGATCCACACCATGTCATTGGTCACGGCATGGGCGGTACCGCCACTAAAGCCCAAGATTTGTTCGTGATCCCTCTGTGCAGAGAGTGTCACGACAAATTACATGCTGATGTTACAGCGTTCGAGAAAAAACACGGTACCCAGCTGGAGCTGCTATTCCGGTTTATGAATCGAGCGCTGGCGATCGGCGTAATAACAAAAGCGTAATTGTATGGAGCGCTGAGCATAATGAATTTACAAGAACTGGAATTTACGCGGATTGAACTGCGCCGTGCGCTGGCGGATTTATCAGGATCGACAAAAGGACAGCTGCAGGCGTTCAGTGAGCATCCACCAGCAGATAAGAACAAATACCCCCGGCGCCATCCTGAAATCGTCATGGATGGTGGGGAAGGTTGTGGATCCAAGGTTGTGAAAACGATGGCCACTCCACTTTATGTTCTTGAGACAAGGAGCCGTCGCCGACCTTTACCGCCTATTAAGGATGCGGAGTTCGCTTGTTCAGCATGGCGTCGTTCGGTCAATGGTCTAGGGGAGCATTTGCAGGCATGGGTGCGGTACTGCTATGGGCATGACCTTGCTTTCCGGTACCAGAGGTTAATGTGCCAGCACGTATGGGAAGAGTTTCAGCGTCAGCATAGCGGCAAAAAAATCCAGGACCGTGTCACTAAAAAACTGGTAGGGCTTGTCTGGCTGGCGGCGCAAGAAGTTGCTGCCTCGCGTAATAACGATACGTATCAGGAGTATGCCGGTGCGGCACTGGCCCGCATGTTAAGCGTGGAGCGTTCAACTTGGCTCAGGGTTTATTCAATTCATTGGGCTGCATTCAAGAAAGCATTCAAGGAAATGGACACTTTAGCATTAGTCTATACACTTCAAGGCCATGAAAAAAATTCGAAACTACTTGCAGTTGAAAATCATGCAAAACAACATCATATACCTTAACGAAAGATACATAACTTTATATGCCAACTTCTAAGAGAGTACACTTCATTTGAGAAGGTAATTGGTAGCTACCACATTGATAGGTTAAAGCTATCTAAAGTGTGCTATAGTATGTTCATCAAAGGCAGAAAGGTACGAAGACGTGTGTTGTATCCCTTGATGCACCGTGATAACGTACGCCAACAAACCTATATGCGGTATGATTTTGTTTAATGGTTTAAGCAAACGAGTTCTAGCTAAGAGGCAAACGAGAGGTGACTATGACTAGATTTGTTAAGATCGTCAATGAAGAGAACTGGGGTTTTTAATATCCTAACTCATTATTTTTAGCTAAGATGGAGACCTTTATGGTCTCCATTTTTGTTGATGCTATGGATAAAATCGTCGATTCAGTTACCACCCAGTCCCCCCTATGTGAGTCGTTAGTTCTTGAGCGCTTGGTATCTACCGTAGAACGCATGCTAACTGCTTTTTCAGATAGTCCAACTTTTTACCCCGCCGCTTTTGGTGTCCTGGTAGCAGTGATCAGCATCTGGACTCAGCGGAGAACCTCCCGAGAGAAGAATTCGTTAGATTTCGAAATATCGTATAAACGAAGCGATAACGTGAATGAGGCTTTTGCAAAGCTTCGACCAATTGTGCAGGGAAAATTTGAAACCCCGCTTTCGCATTGGGGGAAACTTGAAAATGCCGGGACAGATGAAGCGAAGACCCTAAGAACTATCTTCAATGAATGGGAACGATGTGCAAATGCGGTTCGTAATAAAATCTATGATAATGATTATTTGTACAAAGTTTATGGATCAACTGTACTCAACTTAGATGAGACATTTGGTGAATACATAGCAGAGTGCCAAACTTGGAACGAGCGCGTTTACAGAAATTTTAAATGGCTTGCGTTGCGCTGGAAGGTTAAACGTTGTCAAGAGGATGTTAAACCTTCATCTAGAGAGCATGTTAAAACAATAAAAGAAATTGAAAAGATGCTCAAGAAGTTGGAGTTAGACCTGTAATTTTAAAGATCTTGCTTAAAATTCAAGGGGTTATAATGTTTTGCTCATATCCCCATGCTCTTTTTCTATTTCTAAAAGTCATACTTGCAAAATGCAACAAAATGAGCGATATTTGAAGCTAATTTGATATGATGCCAAAATTTTATGAACCCGCCAATAGGCGGGTTTTTTTATGGCATATTCATCCACTCCATCACGAAAGTGTGCTGAGAGTGTTATTTTTCTTCTGCAAGAAATGCTTATTTAGCTTTAGTCATTTTGATGTGACTTCTTTTTATCTTATATTAAGTTGCTGTTACCATTAATTTAGTATAAGTAGAGGTACATCTTGAATATTGAGACTTGTGTCAATCCAAAGTGTGGGAAGAAGTTTAGTTACACTGAAATCGGCGGTGGTATGCCGGGTACTAAAGAAAGTGAGGAATGTTCTTGCCCCTACTGTGAGACTGTGGCATTTACACGTCGAATCAACGGCGTTTTTATTACCTCAAAAATTGAACAAGATGATGAATAGGTGATTGCGTTCTAAATCACTTTTCGACATTCTTTAACTAACCCTGGGTGTTATTACCCGGGGTTTTCTTTTGTGGAAATGGGCGGCTGGAGGGTGTTGTAGCACCCGGCCAGCCATCAGCTCATGCTTTCAGGTCACAAGCTAACCAAGGCCCACTGCTTTAGCGCAAAAGCATAGTGAGCCTATCAGAGTTACGCTTACGGATCTATGAAAAATACTGTAAATATAAACAGTGTTGAGCTTGTCAACGCTGACTGCCTGCAATACCTCGCAACCCTCCCAGATAACACCATCGACCTTATTGTTACGGATCCGCCTTATTTTAAGGTGAAGCCGAACGGCTGGGATAATCAGTGGAATGGTGATACCGACTATCTTCGCTGGCTTGATATGTGTCTTGCCCAGTTCTGGCGAGTGCTTAAGCCTGCCGGCAGCCTGTATTTGTTTTCAGGTCACCGACTTGCATCCGATATTGAGATCATGATGCGTGAACGCTTCAACGTCATGAACCACATTATCTGGGCGAAGCCATCAGGGCGCTGGAACGGGTGTAATAAAGAAAGCCTGCGCTCTTACTTCCCCGCGACGGAACGCATCCTTTTCGCTGAGCATTATCAGGGGCCATATAAGCCGAAAAGCGACGGGTTTGCTGAGAAAAGCAACGAGGTCAAACAGCACGTCATGGCTCCGTTAATCGCCTACTTTCGGGATGCACGAGCCGAACTGGGGGTAACGTCCAGGCAAATAGCTGACGCCACCGGAAAGAAAAATATGGCGTCTCACTGGTTCGGTGCCAGTCAGTGGCAACTACCGAACGAGCAGGATTACGAAAAGCTGCAGGAATTGTTCACTCAGATCGCCATTGAGAAGCACCGCGCCTCTGAACTCAAAGCACCGCATCATCAGCTGGTGGCCACATGGCATTCGTTGAACCGGAAATACCTTGATCTGCTGGAAGAGTACAAATCTCTTCGGCGGCATTTCTCTGTGACAGTAACCGTGCCCTATACAGACGTCTGGACACATAAACCCGTCCAGTTCTATCCAGGCAAACACCCGTGCGAAAAGCCCGCTGATATGTTGCGGCAAATCATCAACGCCAGCAGCAGGCCCGGCGATGTGGTAGCTGATTTCTTTATGGGCTCGGGATCAACTGTTAAAGCAGCCATTGAACTGGGCCGCCAGGCTATCGGTGTAGAACTGGAAGAGGAACGTTTCAACCAGACGGTAAGTGAGGTAAGGCAGCTGGCAGGGGAATAAAAGCTTGGGTCGCTATCGCGGCCCTTTTTATTACCTCAACTGGACACCCGCAACGTAGCGAGGTGAGAGCATGTATCGAATGGAAAAAATCACGACGGGTATTGCATACGGCGCATCGGGAGGGGGGACCGGATACTGGTTGCTGCAGCTCCTCGATAAAGTCTCCCCATCTCAATGGGCGGCCATTGGTGTGCTCGGTAGCCTCATGTTTGGTTTGCTGACGTGGTTAACGAGTCTGTACTTCCAAATCAAAGCGGATCGCCGCAAAGCTGCGCGGGGTGAGTGATGTCGAACAAAGCAAAGCTCAGCGCAGCAGTGCTGGCGCTAATCGCGTCAGGGGCATCTGCTCCACTCATTTTCGACCAATTCATCAGCGAGAAAGAAGGCAATGCGCTGGTGGCCGTTGTTGATCCGGGTGGGGTCTGGTCTTTATGTCACGGCGTGACCGTTATCGATGGCAGGCGTGTTGTTAAAGGCATGAGGGCCACTGAGGAACAATGCCGGAAAGTTAACGCTATTGAACGCGATAAAGCACTAGCCTGGGTTGATCGCAATATCAAAGTGCCTATGACAGAGCCACAGAAGGTGGGTATCGCATCCTTCTGCCCGTATAACATCGGCCCTGGTAAATGCTTCCCATCGACCTTCTATAAGCGCATCAACGCAGGTGACCGCATCGGTGCATGCGAGGCAATCCGCTGGTGGATTAAAGACGGTGGCCGTGATTGTCGTCTAACCAAAGGCCAGAAGAATGGCTGCTATGGTCAGGTTGAGCGACGGGACCAGGAAAGCGCGCTGGCGTGCTGGGGGTTAGACCAATGAAAATTAATCCGGGTCTTATAGGCGTTGTTGTTATTGCTGTCCTTTCGGTCGCTCTCGTTAAGAGTTGCTCCGACGCCAGTAGCCTTCAGAGCGATAACGACGTTCTGCGAAGTGACAACACATTGCAGGGGACGGTTATCGCTGTTCAGGCTTTCAATTTCAGCCGGTTTAACCAGGTAGCCGAAACAGCAAGCAGGAACAATTCTCTGATTGATGCGGGCTCCGAAGTAACCGTTGTTAAATACCGGGAGATTCTCCGCCGTGAAAAAACCTGTGATCTGCCTGTTCCTGCTGACATTGCTGGTGGGTTGCTCGAATACGCGCACCGTTTACGTGCCAGCGCAATGCACACCGATTCCGGGAACGTTGACGCAGCCAGTGATAGCGCCGTTACCACCCGCTCAATAACGTATTGTCAGGCCATTCTATGGATTAGCCCGCTTCTGGCAGCAATTGAGAAGGCAAATAGTCAGTTGGCGGGTATCCGGGACATAGAAAATAGCAGATTATAGATAGCTATCTCTCTATATAACTTAATGAAAATATAGGTTATTCTCATGATATTTTTAATGGTTTGAGACATTATTATGGATAGTATCATTAATTTAGAAAGAGTCATTTGGGTTATTCTGTGTGTCGGTGTGATGTTTGTAGTCCCAAGGTTAGTGGCTGCGAGAATAACTTCATCGGTTCAACATGAGTACAATGAACTTCTTGAGTCAATTAAGTTATCTCATCAGCGGCAGTTAGAGAACGAAAAAAACTTAAGAGAAATCAGACTTAAGTCAGCTCTGATTGCTGAGTTGCTTGCCTTATGGATTAGCCATCCTGATGACAGAGTTAGATTAAGACAGTTAACCTATGAAGCTTTTCTGTGGTTACCTCCTGAGTTGGCTAGTGAGCTTTCAGATATTCTTTCGAAAACACCTGGTGCACCAGATGTGAGGGTATATTTAATTAAAGTAAGAAAACTGTTGTTAGGTAATGCTGATACATTGGAAGCGAAGAAAGTGATACACTTTGAGCTAAGTCAGCACGAGCAGATTCAGAAAAAGTTAAATAATCCATTCGGTTAGATTAACCGCCTTCGGGCGGTTTTTTGTTAGCGCCGTCATCGGTAGACCCAGATTAAAGATTTCGGGAAATGTCACAAGCAGTCCGCCAATGCATCAACTTCTTTTTGCCTGTAAATTACCTAAAAGTTATCATCTAGATCCACACAGAAAGGAGGTTCCATGACTGAAAAGGCTTATGATTTAACTAAAATCAAAGAGGTAGACCAGACCGATGATGCGATGAAAGCTAATATGCTTTTAGCTAGTGGCTGGGTGTTATTGAAAGTAACTGAAACCCAATCGCATGATGAATATGGTGCTTTATACTCCACAGTTTGGTTCACGGTTGGAAACCCCCAGTAAGCAGAATAGCTCGCCAAACCGCGGGCGTTTTTTATCCCCTACACGGTGTAAATCGGCCTCGCACCTGCGGGGCTTTTTAATGCGCATCGCACGCGCACTTCAAAGAAAGACTTTCAGCTGTTGGCCTGTTCAACGCGACGAAGCCGGCTGCATGATATGGGCCGCATTGAGTAATGCCAAGTAGTCTTTTAGACGGCTAAATGGTTGTTAGTGAATACATGCAAATGATACTTAATATTATTATGGGTCCTTTCCGGCGATCCGCTCTGTTACGGGGCGGCGACCTCGCAGGTTCTCGCTATTTATGAAAATTTTCAGGATTTTGCCTTTTCCGTTCTTCTTCTTGCTAAGTATCTGTCTTTGCTGGGTATAACCCACCACAAGAAAGGAAGTGTTAAAGCTTGGTAGTAGTCATTTTACCCGGCATGGTTTCCTTACCCTGTGTTTCGCCTGGAGTTCGTCATGGAGGTCAATAAAAAACGCCTTTCAGAGATTTTTGGTGTCAGCATCCGCACGATCCAGAACTGGCAGGATCAGGGAATGCCAGTTGCGCGCGGTGGTGGAAAAGG